AACATTTCAGAAATTTACTGGAACAGGGAGCGCCACTGCCTTCACTCTGGCTCAGTCCGTTGTGAGTGGAGAGGCCATTGTCGTAACTATAGGAAACGTGGTTCAGGAGCCGGGGTCTAGCGCAGCTTATACAGCACAGGCAAACACGCTTACATTCTCCGCAGCCCCTGCCAACGGTGACGTTATTACTGTGCGCTACTTTGGTCGCGCCGTAGACCAGCCAACCAGCTACGCCATGCAGCTATTCAAATATGTGGCTACGGCAAGTCAGACTGCATTTACTGGCGCAGATGCTAACGGTGCTATACTGGCGTTCAGTGGGACTGATGTAGACGTTTATCTAAACGGTGTGCATCTGGATAGCTCAGACTTCACTGCCAGCAGCGGAGACACAATAACGCTAGGAACAGGCGCGGCCTTAAACGATGAGCTAGTGATTAGAGCCTATCGCGCATTCACCGTAACTGATACAGTAAGCAAGGCTTCTGGGGGTACGTTTGCCGGGGAGATAACAGCGCCGCAGTTCCAGACAACAAACACAACGGTCGATACGGCTGTGTTCCGCACAAACGGTCAGAGCGTTACAGACGACACAACAATAGGGTCAACCAAGAATGCCTTGGCGATTGGCCCTCTAACAATAGGCTCGTCAACCACGATTACGGTTAACGGCAACTTAACAATACTGTGAGGCATAGATGGCTTCCATAATAAATGTAGATGAGATTCAAGGTGCAACCGCAGCCGCAAATGTTAAGTTGCCTGCTGGTTGTATATTACAAGTTTTGAGTACAACTAAAACTGACACCTTTAGTACAACTAGTGTTGGCCCGATAGACATTACTGGATTATCGGTATCAATTGCACCAAAATACGCAACTAGTAAAGTTTTAATAATGTTTGATGTAAGTATTGTTGGTTATGATTCAGGCACTGGTATACGATTATTAAGAGGTTCTACTACACTTGCATTAGGTGATGCCTCTGGTAGTAGGGCGAGAATGACTGCAATTGGTCCATATTCAAATGGCACAAGTCCATCAGCATACAGTGCTACCCCTACAAGTATGTCTTTTTTAGATTCGCCTGCTACAACAAGTGCAACGACTTATAAATTACAAGCACAGTGCTTGAGTACTAATGGTATAGTAGTGAATATGACACGATATGATACAGATAACGGGAATGCTTCCAGAGGTGCCTCAACAATCACAGTCATGGAGATTGCACAATGAGTAAGCTCTTTGTAGATGACATTGTTGAGAAGACCAGCGGTCATGGTGTGATTATACCGGGGCATGTGATTCAAATACAACAAACTGTATTTAAAGACACATTTTCTACTTCTGTTGGTCCTAATTTTGCCGAAATAACTGGACTTAGATGTAACATTACGCCTGCTTCAACAAGCAATAAAGTTTTAATACGAGTTAATTTATCTATAGCTAACCAATATTATTCATCAAGAGGTAGGCTTTTAAGAGACGGAAGTGTTATTACTGATGCTACGGGAAATCAAGTAGGCTCTAGAACACCAGCTACATTTTCTTACATTAACTACGGTGGTGGTCAAACGAGTGCAATATACGATATGAAACATATTAGTGTTGAATACTTAGATTCACCTTCTACAACAAGTGCAGTGCAGTACGGTGTAGATATTGGAGGCTATAACACAAGTTTTCCCACATATGTAAATCGAAATCATAATTATAACGATAGTTCAACTTACCCTGCCTGTCCAATTTCTTCGATAACCCTTATGGAGATTGCACAATGACAAGCATCTTGAAAGTCTCCGACATCCAAGGCCCATCCTCGACTGCTGTTGCAATGTCAACTAAGCCATCTTTCTTTGCGACTAACAACGCTAACGCATGGCAAAGTTTTGGTAATACTAGCTTTAATACAATGCCTTTTAACACAACTGAACACGACATTGGCAATAATTATGATACATCGAACTATAAATTTACTGCGCCAATTACGGGGTCATATTATTTTTATATGCAATTCTTACATGATGCCACTACCACATCATCGTATGGCGAATGCCGGTTCAGGAAAACTTCGGGCGGTTCAACAACAACAATAGCTTTTAAACATAACAGTTTTCAAGGCGATACGGTTGCTTTAGCAACTGTTACTTATTTGCAAGCTAACGACTATATAGAAGCGCAAGGTAAAGTAGGCAACACTAATGCAGACGATTGGTATGCCATAAATTATTATGCGTATTTTTGTGGTTATTTAATAGGATAGGAGAATAAGATGAGTATAGCAGAGGCACTTACAGAGCTAGGCATCAAAGAATGGGTGCTTAGAGGTGAGCCAACAACAGAAGATGAGTTCAACGAGATGTTCCGTAAAGTTACGGGCGCTGATTCCAATGGTTCGGCTATCGAAAGCAGCAGTCCTGATGACTGGGGTACAACTTGGTCAGCGGTCAAGGCAAAGGCTGACGAGATAAAGGCAGCAGAGCCTATGAAGCTGCTACGGGCAGAGCGCGACAGACGACTTGCCGAAGTGGACTGGTGGGCATCTAGCGACCTAACAATGAGCGATGAGCGTAAAGCATATCGTCAGGAACTGCGTGACATTACCAAGAGCGCTACCAGTCTTGATGATGTTAAGTGGCCTACTAAGCCGGAGTAAGAGATGAGCAACGCCCGTAATCTTGCAAACTTTTTGGGGACAGGAACTACAGTTCCGTCTTCTAAGCTGTCTCTTGTTGCGGCTGATATGCCAGCGGGTAATATACTCCAAGTTGTAAACACAGTACACAGTGCTAACGTAGCAATTAATGGTTCAACTTCGACTGAATACACTGGCATTGCAACAGCAATAACACCAACGGTAACAGGCTCTAAAATATACATTATGGCAAATGTTTCGTGTGGAAACCAGATGGCAGGTGCTGAATGGTATGAATCAATACTGTATAGAGATTCTGCTTCAAATCAAATTAGTACTAGGCAAGATTTTTATTTTAACGAACGATACGAAATGATTGGCCCTAAACTTTTGTTTGCTATCTTTGACCCACTCGCAACAACGGCTGGAACTGCTCGTACTTATAAAGTTTATTTAAACGGGGACACTGCAAATGGTCAACTGTCAATCAACTGGAATAATAACAATTCACAATCATCAATGACCCTGATGGAGATAGCTGTCTAATGAACGATGAAACAAAAGTTGTGTTAGACGTGGCGGCAGGCACCGGCACAGTGGCTGCATATATGGCTATGGTTCCAGATTTTGTTGCTTTGTTTACCGGAGTGTGGGTGTTAATCCGCATTTGGGAGACTAAGACAGTCCAGAGGCTGTTAGGGAAAAATGTTTAAGGCTATTGTATTAGCCTGTGTAATTGGGTCACCGACTGATTGTGTTGAGTTTCATTCTATAATTTATAGCGACACAAGGGAGGCATGTCGCAGAAGGGCGTTTCAAATGTCAGAGGATATTGGCGAGATAGTTAACCTGATGCCATCAAAGTGGCGATGTAAAAAACTTAAAGAAGGTAATCTAGCTGATGGACCCAATTACTATCTCAGCGGCAGTGGCTGGGGCTACAACCGCCTTTAATTCCATAAAGCAAATGATTGCGGCTGGGAAAGATTTGGAGAGCTGCATTGGCGACGTGTCCCGCTGGATGCGTATGGCGTCTGATGTTGACAACGCCGCCAAGCAATCTAAAAACCCGCCAATATTTAAAAAGCTGTTTGCCGCCGGATCTGTCGAGGAAGAAGCTCTCGCCAGCTATGCCGCAAAAAAAAAGTTAGAAGCGCAGCGGCAGGAATTGAAAACATTTTTGAATATGTCGTATGGGCCGCAGGCTTGGGCTGACCTGATCAGACTTGAAGGCAAGATAAGGCGTCAGCGGCAGGAAGCTGTTTACAAACAGCAGGAGTTAAAGCGTCAAATTCTAGAGGGCATTGCAATCGCCATGCTCGCACTGTTATGTTTGGGGTTGTTGGCCGCAATGTTTTGGTTTCTAAAGCGTTGACTGCCACAGTAACAGGGTTAATGGGAGAATACATTGCTGCCGCAGCTATATTGTCGATTGGAACGCATAAAGTCGCTTTGGCGCAGCAGGATCGTATCGATCTGGTGGCTTTCACTACAGATCACTTTCTGCGGGTTCAAGTTAAGACTGCGACGCTGCATGAGAGACAATATCGTAACGCCAGTTATCAATTCCAACTTGCTCACGGTAATAAAATCAAAACTATCCCAAACGAAAAGGACTTTGATATCTATGCTTTGGTTGCCGGTAATCCACAACACAGACGCTGCGTGTTCATGCCCACCAAATCGGTGTCACAACGTACTAAACGCATGTCGCCATCGCGGTTTACTGTGGAAGCGGAAATTGAAAGCTGGCATAAAGCGGTTAATTATGTTTTGGAGATAAGACGATGAATATTGAAAAACTGCGCGAAGAGTTAATCTCTGACGAGGGAATGCGGTTAGATATATATAGGTGTACAGAAAATTTTTTGACTGTAGGCGTGGGCCATAAGATTGTGGCCGGTGATGCAGAACACGGTAAGCCGGAGGGCTACACGATCACCGAGCGTCGTATGAAGCAACTGTTTGAATTGGACGTGGCTGTTGTTCGCGAGGACTGTAGTAGGCTTTATGAGGACTTTAGCGAGCTGCCCGAAGAGGCGCAAAGAATTATCGCCAACATGATGTTTAACCTCGGTTTGCCTACCATGAAGAAATTTAGGGGCATGCGGCGTTGCGTTGATGAGCGTAACTGGTCAGGGGCCGCTGACGAGATGGTCGACAGTAAGTGGTATGACCAGGTAACGAACCGCGCCAATCGTTTGGTCAAGAGGATGAGGGCTTTAGCTGATGAGTGAGGAAAAAAAACCACTGACGATTGCAGTTGGAGAGAACAGCTTTGAGCTTGTACTCAGAATTTTGGGCAACGAATTTGTGGCTATAAAAATAGGCTCAACAAATTTCTCCGGTAAGTTAATCGCTGGTGGTGTGTTGCTTTTGTTTTTTACGTTTATGCTGATGGAAGTTTTTGGATTATCCCGAATGTTAGGAGTTGAGTAATGCTAGGTGTGCTAGGGAAAATATTAGGATCGGGTGACGTTATCAGTCAGGGCATGAAGCTTATTGACGATATGCACACCTCTGATGAGGAAGCTATCGCGGCAAAGAGTAAGGCCCGCATCGACCTGATGACGGCCTACGCGCCATTCAAGATCGCACAACGCTATCTTGCGTTGATGTTTGGATTTACGTTTCTGGCTAGTTACATAATTGTGTTGACAATGACTATAGCCGGAGAGGGTGACCCCGACGCGGTGACCAAAGTGATGGAACAGTTTAGCATCAATTATGCGATGATGATTATTCTGGGTTTCTATTTTGGTGCCGGTGCGTTGGAGAGCTTCCAGAACAAGAAAAAATAAAGGAGTGGATTTGGGGTGGTCTACTAAGACCGTAGGATTGACCCCCATCATGCGTGCATTAGAGGGTTCGCGCAGGTGGGTTCACCACCCCAAAACTCTTTTTACCGATAAAAATACTGATAGTCAAATCTATCGGCGGTTTGCATGTTTTCAAAAGTGACGTTGTAGCTTTTGTCATCGATGTGCGTGACCCTCCGCACCATAGCAGTCACGGGACGGCCATTTGGACCGTCCACTGTGACTAGGTCATCCTCTTTGAAACTTGGCTGTTTCATTTAATCCTCCAGCTTTGCTTTTGTTGGGCGCTTTAAAAACCCAAACTTCTGATCGTCCTTACTTGGCGTGATTGCCGCAATAAATGAGACGCGCTTGCCCTTTAAGTCTGTACCGTCAAAAAACTGATGGTTAAGGAAAGTCTCAGTTTGCTCCTTCAATTTTTGCGGGATAGACCCCCAAACCTTAAAGCCACTATCGTCGCGCACCAGCATCTTCCACTGGCTGCCAAAAGCAGTTTCGCGGATGTCAACAGAAAGGATCACGCCAGTCACCTCTACTCGGCCCTCTGGGCAATCTGCGGCGGCTTCCCACTCAGCGTTGCGCTCGACTTCGCGCTTTTCTGCGCGTGCCATAGCCTTGCGAACAGCAGCCTCTTGGTTTTCTGTCAGCCTGCCCCACTCATGCAAGGCGTCGCGCATGTTGGCGATAAACTCACTGCCGCCAGCAGCCATCAGGCAAAAAGCCTCGATTTCCTTGCGTGTCTCGTCCTCGGCAATCCAGCGCTTGTTGCGCCCCGCAGTGGCGTTGGCTTTGATATTTCTTTCACGTCCGGCTTCCCAAGCCGCTGGGTCCATAATGTCAGTCATTTTTGTCTCCCTTGTTGCTACAATATAAACATAATGTGATATCACAATAATATCAACCCCCACACACAAATAAAAAGACCCCCGCCGAAACGGGGGCCAAGGTGGATGCGCGGTAAGGGAGGGGAACCGCGCACCAACTACAGTAGCCTAAACGCTCTGGCCTTGCCAGCCACCTTTTCCGCTGCGCCGCGTTCAATAAGTCCGGTCATTAACCGGTGGACTTGTGACATGCTTTTCCCTGTTTTATCGGATAGCTCGTTGATCGTCGGCGTGTAGCCATACCGGCGGGCATACCTGTCGATCACGTTGCGCAGCTCCGCCTGCGCTTTGGTTAACGGTACATCAATCATCGTCGAACACCTTTACAGTTAAAGTTGTCTGCCTTGCTATGCGGGCTGGCTTGGCGGCAGTTGTCTTGGCTGGCTGCGCTTTGAAGTTCCGCATGGGCCACTTGATAACGTGCCTCCGGTTGCCGATCAGGGCGACCGCCTCCTCATGTGACCCCATATGCTCCTTTAAGGCTGCCTCAGCCTCATCTATGTCAGCCTCAGCAGCTTTCTTTGCAGACTTCGCATTAACAAGCTGCTCGGCCCAGTCGACGTTCTCACCGGCCAGCTCAAGCGGCTCGGCACCGTCGTCCACTCTAGGATATGCAGTGTTACCGTCAGAGCTGGTCAGGACCGGATACCAGTCAATGTCGAACTTGCGGCGCTCAAAATCCTCGACAATGTCAACGATCTCGGCTTGTCGAGCCGCGTTGGCTTGGTAAAGGAATATCCTCAGCTCTACACCGCCGTATAAGACGCATACAGCGCCCCAAGTGCGTTTAGCGCACATAAGCTGCCCTTGGAGCTGCAACGGCCCTCTGTGGGGCGCTGGGGCGTCTTCCGGCCTACTGCTCGTTGCCTTGCTCTCCAAGACGCCGACGCCGTCGACATAGACCGGACCCTCTGGGCAATAGATGCCCTTGGATGCGTCGGTCACGACCTCATGCCCCAGACCTCCGTCAGCCGTGCCGTCAAGCGACGCGGCAAACGGTATCTTATCGTGGAACAGCGCGTCGTGTTCCAGTTGCAGGTCGGTCAGACCAAGCCGCTCTGCCGCAATGGTCAGAATGATGGTTTCAAGGTGGTTACCCCACTCGGTCGCCTCGTTACCAGTAAACGGGTCGGGGTCAGGTTTGCCCTCAACCACGGCCAGTGCCTTTGCAAGCTGGTCGTTTGGCGTTCGATACGGTGATAAGTTTGCTGCGACCGGAATTACTGACGCGGTTAAAATATCGTCCGGTGTTCTTTTGCCTACCATTTTTAATCTCCTTGTTTTGGTGGGGTGTGGTTAGTTTGCTAACCAAACCATCAACCCCCAGATGTTGTATTTTTCGCTGATCATGTTGGTGAATGAGAGGGCCAGCAATAAAAGCAAAGCCCCCCCTACAATATCCTGCTTCATGCTGCGCTCCCCATTTCACGTTTCAGATGGCCCCACCTTTTATGAAACTCGACCAACTCAATCATGCAATGCTCAACCTCATCCCAGTCATGGCAGAACCTGCCATCGTTATTAATCTCCGCATCACGCGAAGCTGGGTGGCTACTGTCTTCGACCAGCTCGTATATCAATTGGTCTAGGCTACTGTTGACCCAGTAATTAGTCTCGTAACCGTATTCTATGTCATACGACAAGCCAACGTCTGGATTATCGGCAATCAACTTGCGAACCCGACGGTAACAGTCCGGTGACTTTCTAGACTTGGGCTGCTCAATAAACGGAATGCGGATCTTGCCATCAGCCGCAATCGGTGTCAGCTCGTACACGTCCCTGACACGGGCGCGGCGCTTGACGCGCTTGTCTCGGATGCTGATAAGCTCTTTGACAATGCCGCAGATATAACGTCTTCCAGTAATGATCTGCCAATGCCACCCAGCCGATACCAAGAACACACGACCGGCAGTCCGCTCGGATGTTGTATTCTTCAACCAGCGTGCCAGCGTCGGGCTATCGGAAGCCGTTAGACCTGCGCCGCGATATGATACGCGGCTCATGTCAATGCCAAGGTGCTTGAACGCGGTTTTAATCTGGTGGTCGCTAGTGCCTTTCACGGCGTGAACCTGCGTGAATATGCTTCGGATCAGTCGCGATGCGTCGCCGGTCGTAATGCCGGACATGATCGAAAGAACGGCTGGCCCGCAGTAGCGGTTCCTGTCGGACTTCTTAGTGCCGTTGTTTACGGGGCGAACTTTAAAGGCCGCAATCTTTTTAAATGTAACAGTCATACCAATCTCCCTTTCGGGCGGGGCTGTTAAGCCCCGCATTAGTTAAAAATTAAAATCGTATTTTTTTGAAGGGGTGTCGCTCATGTAGTAGCGACTGCCGTCAGCGCATTGCCAGCGCATTTTTGCTTTTGACCAACGGATTGTAACCAAGCGTCCATCCTCGTCAGGCGAAATGCTCCATGAGTTGCGCTGGTCATCATTGTTGGTGCAATGAGCAGAAAAGCCGCCAGAAACAAACTTAGGCTTCCAGCCTTCCGCACGCTCCGCTTTCATGGCGCGGATAACAACTTTGTTTTCGGTGCGAACATCGACAACCTCAAACGGCTCGACATCTGAATAGCCGGAAAAATTTGCAAAAGCTTTGATTGGCTTGTTGCGGGCGATTGTTTTGGCGTTTTGCTTTGCAATATATTCTTTGTGATTAAAAGTCATTTGATAATCTCCTTAATTTCCCTAGTTTGTCCCTCTTACCTATTCTATATAATGATGCTATCAGAGTTTGACAAGTCTTATATCGAGTTAATTGCATAAAAATATCAATATGCCTTTAATCGCCCATAGAAGCCCGCTGACGGGATGTAGGTGTTTTGGGGCATGTTAGTACCAAAAAGAAGCTAGAAGCGTTTTTTGCTTCCAGCAACGATCATAGAAGGGTCACAAAATGAACGAAGTTAAACCCATATTGCTCCGGCTGAGAGCCTCAACCATTGATGCGCTGAAAAGTGAGCTGGATTTATCGGCACACCGGAGCCAGTCTAGTCTGGCTGACGAATTGTTAATGTCGCAACTAGAAGCGAAGCAGCGCCACCGCGCCATCCAGTTTGAGATGGACAAGCAGGCAGGCCGAGACTGATGCGGCAGGGCGGGGGCCGCGCCAAGGGTGCATCATATGAGCGCGAAATCGCAAAGCTCATTGAGCTTGAGACGGGCCGCAAATTGCGGAGGCGATTATCGCAGTATCAAGAAAAAGACCTGAGCGATCTGGAGCCAGCCGACGGCAAGGCGTTCCCATTTCTCATTGAGTGTAAGCGGTATAAATCTGGATTATCACCAAAGTGGTGGGACCAGATCGTGACTGCGGCGAAGTCGTCAGCAAATGTTGACGACGCATACCCGTGTTTAATTTATCGCTTGGACCGTCAGCAAACGCAGGTCAGGATACCCGTGCAGGCGGTCGTAGCTCTCGGCAATTCTTACGTTGCCGGAGACGTGGCTGAAACTTATGACTGGGCGTACACCGTGACAATGGACTGGGATACATTTGCTATGGTACTGCGTGAACATCTAGCGGTGATGGAATGAAAGCTCACCAGCGTTTAGTTCGCGAAGCAAAAGAACGTGAAAGAGGCGTTGACCTTTTTGGCGGTTACTGGCGCGACATAAATACCGACATAAAATTAGCGCAGGTTAGAGAGGTTAGTCATAATCAGGCCAAAGAGATTATTGAGGAGTACGAGTGGATGGGCTGTTTAGCTGCTGTCAACTGGTACTATTACGGCATATTTTTCGACAATATTTGCGGCGGCGTCGTGGTATATGGGCAGGAATATATCGAAAACTTAGGGCGATGGGACCGTTACGGGTACACCGGTAAGATCATTCTCTTAAACCGGGGCGCCTGCGTTCACTGGGCGCATCCGCACTCAGCAAGCAAACTGATTCGCACCTCCATGAAAATGCTGCCAGAAAAGTACAAGGTTGTCACGGCAACTGTCGATGACTTAGCAGGTGAGATCGGCACAATTTATCAAGCATGTGGCTTTGACTATATTGGGTCGATGCGTGACGCTAACCCAAATATAAACAGCCGCAAGGGTGACCGGTCTGGCTGGCTCATCAATGGAAAACTTTATGGCGCTCGCGCAATCAGGCAAAAGTTTGGCACAACAAAAATTGAAGTGATCCGCAAAAGATACCCAGACGCGAGGCACGTTAAGCAAAACAGCAAGGGAAGATATTTTGCTTTTCGCGGGACAAAAAAAGAAATTAAAAATAACAGAAAAGCAATCGCGCATTTGATACGCCAGTATCCAAAAAGAATTACGCAGGGGCAGTGATGCTTCAGCGCAATAGTGGCCTGATAGTCAGGTCATTCGACAAAACGTAAAACGTGAAACGTAAAGGAAAAGATAATGTTAGAATATGTATCAGACGGCGGCTCCGGTGGCGGAGATCGCACACCGATCTTGAAATTCTCAGCAAAGGACGGCAGCTTTATTGCAGTCGAGAGAGTGCAGATTGACGGGCAGTGGACAAATCAGGACAACGAGCTGACCCCTCCAATCAAGGTTGCGATGGATTTGGAAAAGCTGGAGGTGGGTTATATAGCCTTTATGCCTGCGCCAGATTTTCGTATGGTTTTGGTGGGTGAGCGCCCACCTGAAAAGCCAAGTGATGTTGGCGCTGACGGAAAGCCCATGCACAAATGGGGTTTCAGGGTGACGCTCACAAACAAGGACGTTGGCTTGCGTGAGCTAAGTAGCAGCTCAAAGAATGTGTATGTTGCAATGCAGACGCTGTACGCTCAATATGTAGCGGGTAAGGACGAAAACGCTGGCAAAGTGCCAATCGTGGAAATCAGTGGAACTGAGCGAAAGGTGCAGACACTGAGCGACGGGCAACAGCAGACGTGGCGAGTGCCACAGTGGGCTGTAGTAGGCTGGACAGATCGTCCTGCGGCATTAGGTGGTGCGGCAGCATCACCGGCAGAACCCGCAGCAGCGTCAGTTGCGCCGCCAGTAGCCGTTGATCCTCCAGCGTCTACGTCGGAAGGCAGCGACTTGTTCGTTTAAGCGGTAGGCGGGCGGCACTTTGTCCCTTGGGTGTCGCCCGTCGTTTTTGAGGGACAAGAGGGATAGAGGGTTACGATATGACAAATATAGCGGCACATGCCGAGGCGGTAGCAACCGCATATTGGGGAGAGCCAGCGGTCCGGCGGGGTCACATACTGCGCTGGGGGACGCACGGCTCAAAAGAACTTGACCTTCGCAAAGGCACTTGGTTCGACTTTGAAAACAACGAGGGCGGCGGGGTTATCGATCTGGTGCGGGCGCATGAAAGCACGTCTATGCTTGGCACAATACCGGAGATACTGGAGCGCAAGTTTGGCATCCAGCGACAGAGCCAGCAGACACTGACGCCCGCACGCTTTATGAGCGCGGTGTATGACTACGTCGACGATCAGGGCGAGGTGGTCTATCAGGTGCGCCGGTTTGAGCCTAAGACGTTTCGTCAGGTCAGGCCGGACGGTAAGGGCGGCTGGATACATAACATGGACGGTGTAATGCCGGTCCCGTACCGGCTCGACCGTATGATACTCAACCCAGAAGCGCCGGTCTTTATTGTGGAGGGTGAGAAGGCCGCAAACCGGCTAATCAAGGAGGGACTGGTTGCCACCACCAATCACGGCGGGGCAAAGAACTGGAAGCCAGATCTTAACAAGTGGTTTGCCGGTAAGAGTGTCGTGGTTCTGCCAGATGCAGACGATGCCGGAGCCGCACACGCTGAAGTCGTGATCGCCAATATATTTGAGACAGCCAAGCAGGTGAAGCGCGTGGATCTGTCGGGCCTGCCGGAAAAGGGCGACGTGGTCGACTATCTGGATAACCGCAGTGTCAAGGACATGCTGGCAGAGGTCAAGGCAGCGCCGGTCATTGCCGCAGCTCCAGTTGATGCGCCGGAGCCGGAGGTAAGCGACGGGCTTGACTACTTCGATTTTGTCGGTGCCGAGTACATCCG